GATCGCCATCGGCACCGACAGCGCGAAGTCATCCATCACCGAGTACGCAATCTCAAGGTTCTGCCTCGGATAGTGAATCTCGGTTCGGATAACCACGTCCGCCTTCCGAAGCATCTTGCTCGGTTGCGTCACCGATGGGACTGCCGACGCGAAGCTCATGGCCCAGGGCCACACCCCGGGCGTCTCGATCATCTTGGCAGGCGACGCTCGAATCCCCGTAACGTTGCGCACGATTGTCCTCAGGGCGGACACCGCGCCTGACACACTACCTGCCATTGGATTCCTTGGCCGCCTCATGCCAGCCCCGTACGCGAGCGGGACGAGCTAGGTCGGGCGATGGCCCCGCGCTCGCGCCGGGGCTAGAAGCGCGCTTTCGGCTCGATCCAGAGCTACTGCCGGAGGCCTCGCTCGGAGGGCTATCCGATACGCGGATCAACAGGGGGAATCTCATCCCCTCCACCCATGCCCAGCGGTAGCGGCCGGTCGTCAACTCGAGGCCATCGACGGTCGTGATTGCATGCGCCTTGAGTTTCATTCGTTCACCAACCAGTTCACCGCCGAGCGGTAGTCGATCAGAAGATCCTGCACATCGACGTCGAGCTGGCCGCTCATCGTGGCCGGGGCCGCGATGTTCGCGCTACCCGCGACACCGTAGGGCGAATCCTTCCGCCGAAAGTATCGCGCCGCTTGGATCAACGTCGCCTGCTTCACCGCCGCTGGGACCGCCGCCCATCCCCACACGCCGACGATCTGCACCGACTGCGGCAGATTCAGGAAGACGTAGCGGCCGTTGTAGGCCACCTGAATCTCCCAGTACGGGCGCACCGGATAGGCCACCGCATTGTTGACCGGGGCGAGCACGTAGTCGCTCGCCGCCCAAGTCACCTCATACACCCCATCGCCATCCTCATCAGTCTTGAGCGTGGTCACGCTCACGAGGTCGGGCGTCATGAGACTGTAGGCGTTCTTGGGCGTGAGGATGCGCGTCGTCGCGGTCTGGTTCCAGAAGTAGCGGCCACAGTGCCGGTCAATGGCGCGGCTCGCCGCCATCACCGCCAGTTCGAGCTGGCTCTCATCATTGGCCGTGGGCGTGCCTTGGTCGACGTTCGTCCACGCTTCGATTTCGGCCAGGGTGCAGTAACCGTTGACGATTGCCATTGGCAGATGCTAACACCCCGGGCGCTGGGGGAGGGAGACAGCGCCCGGGGTGAGAAGCCGAGTTAGTCGCTGATCGGGTCGATGATCTTGGTCAGGCTCTGCGACTTCATGACCACGTAGAGCGCCGCGCTCGTGATGTTCGCCGCGTTGCTCGCGCCCTCGGTCAGGGCGATGCAATCGAAGCCGTTGGCGACGTCGAGCGTGTTCGGATCGATCTTGAAGATCACGATCTTCTTCTTGACACCCGCATCGGTCGTGTAGTTCGCCGCGTCGGTCTGGCGCGTGAACAGACTCGCCGCGGCGCAGTCGAGATTGGTGAAGATCTGGCAGTTGGTCGAGAGCACCTTCGTGCCAGTCCCGGCCACCGCCGTGGCCTGCTTGGGCGTAAGCGCGATCGTCGCGGCGTTGGCCTGGTCGACGTGGAACACGATGTAGGCCATCGCCGCGCCCTTGAGCGAGAAGTACGAGCTGGTCCGCGAGCTACCCGCGGCCGGGGGCAACAGGCTCACCGGCAGGATCGACTCGGGGATGAAGAAGGAAGCATCCATTGTTGGTCTCCTATGCGCTCAGCGACTACCGGGCCGCCAAAGCAACGAACGGGCTGAGGGTGTTCGACCCCTTGAACGGCGTGAGAGCCGAGTGCCACAGGGGTTGACCGTCGACGCGGTAGGTCCAGCGGTAGACCATTTCATCCGTGAGGAACTGAACGTGCATCGAGCTGGCCGCCTGCACCCCGCCCTTGTCGAGCACGCGGTACTGGCTCAGGTCGAGCAGCGTGATGTCGCCCACGTCGCCGATGGTCCCGGCGTACTCGATGGGAATGATCGGTCGGCCCATCAGAGTCGACCACGGAGAGGCACTCAGTCCGCCCGGGGGCAGGAAGACCGGCGTGGCCGAGCTGGTCGCCGCGCTGTTCAACTGGAACAGGGACGGGTAGACGTCCTGGTTGATGAACCACACCGCGTTCTGCTGGCTTCGCGCCCACAGCCGAGCCCACATCTTGGTGATGTTGGCCATGTTCACGGTGTCGGCCGTCTGCGCACCTTCGGCCGCGACGGTCACGAGCGCCGCGCTGTTGAGGATGCCGAGCGGCTGGCCAACGCCGTTGCCGTTGAGCAGAGAGTCTTCGACGCGGAACGAGATTTCGCCGGGCAGGGCCTCCATCACTTCCTGCTCATACAGGGAGGCGTCGCTGAGAAGCTCATCGGTCGCATAGGACAGCGCCGTGATCTTGTTCAACTTCATCTCGATGCGGCGGAACTTCGGGCGGCTCGCGGTCAGTGACGCGCCCTCGGAAGTCCAGTAGGCCTGAACACCGCCGTAGCGCGAGCCGGTCGCCCGGGAGGTCTCATCGACACCGAGAAACGTCACGCTGTTGGAGTTGCCCGCGGCCGTGCGCCGGTTGACGCGGCTGAGGATCTGCCCCATCTCGTACGCGCGCTTGATGATCTCCGTGGTGAATTCGGGCATCACCAGGAAGCCAGCGTCGGCGCCTGCCTGCTCGCTCGCGCCCGAGGCCTTGATCGCCATCTTCTGCGCGGCGTCGAGGCGGTTGCTCTGCTCATTCGTGATCTTGCCCTCGCGGGAGGCGCGGACCGCGAACAGGAATTCGCCCAGCCCCTTGAAGGGCGGGGAGTTGTCGATGACCTTCACATCGGTGGACTTGGTTCCGTCACCTCCGACAGAGCCAACATCCTTGGCCGGCAAACGTAGCGCGAGCGCGTCGACGGTGGCCTTGAGACCGCCGAGCGCTTCGATGTTCTTGGCGAGCGTGTCGAGCTTCGCCTCGATTTCCACAGTAGGCATTTCATCACCTCGTGCATTGGTTGTTGGGCTTGCGCCCTTTGAGTTGGTGACGCCCTCGCCGCTCGCCGCAGCCTTTAGCGCCTTGATCGCAATCGCCCTGGCCCTCGGTTCTGCCGGGGTGGGCGTAATGCTCGCATCCAGACCGAGCGGCCATGACTTGATCATGTGAGCGCCGTTCGGTTGTCGTTCGCGCCGCACCAAGTGCGGGGCGGTGCCGCTTGACCAGCCAAGCCGCTTGGCCTTGGCCATCTCGTACATCTTGTTTTCCCACTGGTCAGCCAGGTTGAGCTGGGCCTCGACCCAGATGCCAATGTCATGGCGTGAGAGCTTGCCCTCGCCGACACCGATCATCTTGAGGCCGAGTAGCTCATCGAGACCGTGGTGGTAATACAAGCGCGTTGTCGTCGCCTGTCCGAAGTCCGTTTCCTTCGTGAAGTAGTCGCGCATGGGGGAGGCATCCGTGGTTGTCGGATCGCCGTAGACGACGAGATACCCGCCGATCTTGCCCTCGCCCAGGGCTTTGAGTTCCGCACCGTCGAAGATCAGGGATTCCTCATCGAGCGCCTCGAGGTCGTCGAGCGACTTCCCATGGCCGAACACTGCGCGAGCGGCCTTGTTCGCTTTGTCGGGATTCCCGCTTGAACCCAGTTTCATCAAGTTGGTGGCGGCCAAGATTTCTGTTGCGTGGCTCGCGGCCGCGCTTGACATCTGATGCGCGAAGCTGGTATCGCGGTCAGCCTCCGTGCCAGGCACTGCGCCAGCGCGGATGGCGACTACGTTCGCGTGAGCGCGAAGGGCGCGGTTCGCGTGATCCTCTGCGCCCTTGATATCCCCAAGGCGCAACACCACGTCTGCGGCGCGAGCCGATCGCAGGGATTGCTGAGCGTGTTGCGCCGCGGCAAACATATTGGGGCTGGCGAATGTGCCGTTCTGCGTCATATCGCCAAGCGTGTGATCGGCTTTCTGTGTTTTGGCGAGAAACGCCATCTTGCTCGCGTCGAGCGAGCCGCGCATGTAGTTCGCGCCGTTGGCATCAGTTACACCGTGGAATTCATCAGCGCCCGATGCGCCGCCGCCGCCATTCGATGCGAAGCGCCCTTGCTCGTCCCTCGGTTGATCTAGCTTGAGTTCGGTCGTTGTCTCTGCCATCGTCACATCCCCAGCCACGCCATGAGTTGGCGCGACACTAAGAGCATCACTTCGGGCTTGGCCGCCTCAACATCGTCCTGAATGGTAGCCCACCCGATATTCTTCATTACAGCCGTTTGCCTTCCCTGATCCTTCACATACGGCGCATAGCTCACCCGAGTGCCGATGATCGAGTCGGAATCGCCCACTTCCGCGACAGTCCACGAGCCGCCAAGATTCTCCGACCTGGGATCGAGGCCGCGCCGGTACTTGCTGTGCGGCGGCGCTGGCGGGTAGATCTTCACCGTGGCCAGGATAGACACAGCCGCGGCGGTCGAGAGCGCCCGGATCTTCTCGGGGCCGATCATGTTCATCATCTGGTCGAGTACATCGTCGGTGTTAGGCCCTGGCTCAATCATCGTGTCCCTCCGGAAGCCCAACCATCATGGTCGTGCCGTCTTCGAGCGTGGCCATGCCGTGGGTCGCCTCGCTGAGCGGGACGATATCGTGCGCGTCATTGACCCACACAACGCCAGCGGCCGGCCGGTCTTGGCGCGGCTTGGGCAGAGGGTTGACGACAACATCAGGCGTTTCCCACGCGAACGCATCGGCAGGGAGACGATCATCGGGCGGCTCTACATTGACTTGGACGGTTGGAATACTCATGGCTTTGGCTTGCTTGGAATGGGTGTCTTCGTGCCCTTCGGCGCTTGAACGTGGATGAGACGGACGATGGTTTTACCACCTTGCTTGAACGTGCCTGCTTTGACGAACGTGCCTCCGCGATCCAGTAGCAATTCCGCTTCGTTGGAGGCGGTCGAGTAGATGCCCCGCGCACCCTTGCCGACAAGGATCTGCGTAAACACGTTCTTTGCGCCCGGGCGATAGGCGAAGTGCGAGCTGGTCGAATCCTTATGCGAGGTCGAGGTAAAGGCGTCGTCGCGGAAGCTGAATCCAACGGGCTGGTTGATGATGTCTTCGATGAGCTTCTCGGTGTGCGGCCGCCCGGGGATCGACGACATACCGCGGTTCATCGTGATCGTGTCTTTTGTCGCGGTCTTGGCCACGTAGCTGTCGAGATTGTCGATGGTCTCTTTCAAGCCCTCGTGCGACAGGTGATTGGCCTGGTAGTAGGGATCGTTCGGATCAGTCTTCCCGTAGCGGCACAGGTCGTTGATGGCCCGATAGCGTTTGGTCTCGTACCGCTTCTCCATGTGGAACGTCTCGGATGACGTTGGTAGAGGCGCATTCGGGTCTTGGACAAACGCCTTGCCCTGGTCCGCGAGCTGCTGGCGTGCGTCGACGCCCTTGTGGAACAGATCGCGGATATCCTTTGCGCTCGCCGCCTGAACGAACGCTACCGCATCGTTGTTGTTGTTGTGATAGTACTCAGGTTTGTCGTAATCCATCGCGTGGGCCATCGACGGATCAGGCGGGGCTTTGTGATCGTAACTGGCCGGGTGAACGGGGGAATGGTCGTCCTGAGTGAGCGCATCTTTGGGAGGCTTCCACTCCGGTTCGTTGTCGGCGGGGTTGCTGTGCTGATCGGGCGTGTCGGGCGGCTTGGGCGATTTGTCGACGCTCGCCTTGGCGATGCCGACCATCAACTCCCGATAGTCTTTCCACACCGGGGCAAGGATTTGCCCGTAGCCGTTGGCGCGAACCGCCGCGACCTCCGCGAGCGTCTCGTCGTGCACCTTTTGCTGATCGAGCGATTGATGCACGCCATCGACCGTGTGCGATTCGGTGGCCCAGTACGCCTTCGAGTATTCGGTGACGCCATCTTCTTTGGCGAGCTTGTCGCCGTTCTTGGCCATGAACTCAGCGTGTTGCGCCGCGAGCGCGGGATCGGAAGCCATGTTCTCGCGCGCGAGCGCATTCATCGCGTGTTGCGCTTCGTGCGCGACGACCGAGCGCATCCGCCCGACTGAATCGAAGGCGACCGGCGTGAGCGTCACCACGTTGCCGACAGGGTCGTACTTGCCTGCCACCGGAAGCAGCTGGCCCTGCACCTTGACAAACTCCATCTTCGAGGTGACCGCCAGGCCGGTGTCCTCAGGGAGACCGGCCTCCTTCATGGCGAAGGCCTTAGCCTTTTCGAGCCGCTCAGCGGGTGTCCAGTTGCGGCTCGACTTGTCATCGAACATCTTTTGCCGCTGGCTCGCCGATCCTGAGAAGCCGGCCGTTCCCGCGGCGAACATCACATCGCTGGTCTCGACGTCATGCACCATCACGCCACCGCCCCCCGATCCGAACCGGCCGCGCTCATCGCGAGGCTGATCGGGATTCCACTTCCACTCAGGGACGAACGCGGCGATTTCCTCATCGGTCGGCCTGGGCCCGAACACAATATCGCCCTCCTGCCAGGTGAACTTGGCATCCGGATCTTCCGCCTTGAGCGCCGACGCGCCACCGAGCGACTTCGCGTAGAGCTGATGCGTGCCGATCCACGTTGCTTTTACGTGGCGGACGTTCCCCTCCTTCGTGTTGCTGTCGATGCGATACGTCGATCCGCGAGGCAGTAGCAGTTCCTTCTCGCCCCAGCCGTTGCCCGACTTGAACAGTCCTGGCATGAAGATCGCGGGTGTTCCTTTCGGCACGAACAGCTCGACTTTCACCGCCCCGCTGAATGCTTTCTCGGTCGAGGTCGAGTTGTAGCCCAAGTCCATGAACATCTGGCCCTGTCCCGCTTTCTCGATCCCCTCGAAACTATTCATCCCCCGGCGTACGACCACATCGGCGTGAGTCCGCGCCTCAGGTTCATCAAAGGCCGCATCGAGCGCAAGGCTGATCTTCTCGTGCCAACTGCCCTCTTTGTTGGTTCCCGTCTCGCGCAGATTCTTGTTGACCATCGTATAGCCTGAGCCAACGTAGTCTTCGATGAGCTTGCGCTGTGGCTGGTTGATCTTGTTGTTGAGGCCTTTCTGCGCCTCGATGAGCTGGTCGGTGGCCTCCGGTCCTTTGAGTGTGCCTTGGAATTTGGCCTTGACCAGCTTTTCCGCCGCGTGAGACTCCACGCCGGTCGATCCGAAGCGCCCTTTCTCGTCGCGGGGCTGGTCGGGGTTGAAGCCTTTGATTGCATCAGGTTCGGGGATGTGAACGGTCACCGTCTCGGCGTCGAGGTCCCAAACCATCGCCATCGTCGCTTCTGCTTCATCAACAATCTCATGCTCAGCGTTCAGGTAGTAGACGACGACGCCCTCGGCGCTCTTCTTCGCTTTGGCCATCCGCGCCGACTTCTTGTCGCCCGAATACAGCGCAACCGCGTTGCGAAGCTTGCCCCAGGTCGCCCCACCCTTCGCGCCGCGATGGTCGCCTCGCGCCTCGAGCATGGCGTGTTCAGCGAGCGTTTCTTCGATGGCTAGTGGCGTATACATCGAAGGGCCCGACTTCCAATAGGACTTGGAGTAGGGCGTTACGCCATCGTCCTTCTTCATCTGCGCGAGTTCTTTGTCGCTCGGGTCAAACATCTGGCGCAGAGCCGCATACGCAGGATAGCGCCTGGCCCCTTCCGCGTTGGGCACATCGTTCTTGTCAACGAGCTTGTCGTAGTTCCGGTTCATTACCAGCGCGTTGGCCTGCTTGCGGTAGACCTCACGCGCACCCGCGACTTGCGCATGGACAACTTCATGCGTGATGATTCCGTGTAGCTCTTCCATCGTCGAGCCGCCCATGACCGGGTAGACCGTGATCTTCGAGCCATCGCCTTCGCAGGCGGCCGCCACGTTGAACCGCTTGCCCGCGGGACTCGCGCCCTTGTAGTCCTGTTGCGCTACCACCAGCCGAGTGCCATCCGGAATGTGGATGTGGCCACCGTCGACCAGCTCACGGCAAGCGGCCTCGATTGCCTTCCTGCCCTCACCGACGATCTGCCCCGCCAGCTCTTTGGGTAGCACGCCCCGCCCCGCTCGCCCACCGCCACCACCGGAACCGAATCGGCCGGCCTCATCACGCGGTTGGTCAGGGTTGTAGCCTTTTGTCGCGTCCGGTGCGACAAGCATGTGCGTGATGAAGCACCGACAGCGCGGGTGAGCGGGTGGGTTGTCGATCAGGTCGCCATCGGGCGTTTCCCACTGTCCGTTCTCGTCAGCCTCCGTCTCGTCGAGGTCGCCGCACACCGGGCACACCCGCTCGTCTTCCTTGGTGTGCCAGGTCTTGCTCATCGTGATCCCGCTCTCGGCGAGCTGGGCGACGAGCTCGCTTTCGCCCTCAGCCGCGGCGCGGGTGACCTCGGTGATGGCGATGAGTTCGGCGCGACCTGCCCCGAAGTCCACCGCGATCAGATCAGCCAGCTCGCCCAGGGTGAGGCCCTCGGTGAAGAAGTCCTCTACCTTCGAGCGTAGGGCCTCCATCGTGTGCGCGTTGAGACCGCTCACCAGGTCAAAGGTGTAGCCCGACGCCCACGCCGCGGCCCGGGCGTTCATCAGCCCCCATGAGACTTGAGCGCCGGTCTCGTCCGCCATTTCGCGCATCTGAGCCATGGCGATATCCACGAGAATGGGCTCGATGGCGGCGCGAAGATCCTGACCATACTGATTCCAGAATGACTTGGGCACATTCGACAGAGCCGGGGGGTCGCCGAGCGCGGCCATGAGCCGCTTGCGCCCCGCCTCACTGATCTTGCCGATGACCTTGGCGAGCTTGGCCTCGAGGTCTTTACGGTTGGGAACGTCTGCCACTGAGTACCACCTCTTCTTCTTCGCGCAGGATGCGCTTCATCAGGCCCCATGCGATGGTTTTGGCCCGGAACCACGTATCACCCGCCCCGCCTGCCGGTGTCGGAGGCGTGGCGCCGAACCCTGCCCCGAGGCCTCCGGTCGTGAGAGTCGCCCCGAGGCCTGCGCCCATCCCGCGTGTTGCGATCATGTGAGCGCGTTCCTTCGGTTGACGCCGCTCAGCCCGTCATACGGGATCGTGCCGGCCACATCCGAATACAGGTTCGCCGTGAGAAGCGGCGTCACCCCATCGTCATCGAAGACAGTCATGATCCCGGTCGTTGGGTTGGTATCGGTGCGGTTCTTGAGGATCTTCTTTGCGAGCGTGATCTGCGCCAGCTCGGTCGCCAGCTCTGTCCGCACTGCAGAGGCGTTCGCCGCGGCGCTGGGCGGCGCCGTGTAGCCAGCCGACGCGAGCCGGGTCGAGATGGCCGCGTCGATCCTGGCCAGCTCTACGGCCAGCTCAGCGCGGACCGCCGAAGCGTTCGCCACAGCCGAGGGCGGGGCCGAGTAGCTCGCGGCCGCCAGCCTCGAGGTGATCGTCGCGTCGAGATTGGCGAGCCGCGCATCGCCCAGGGCGGTGAGGCCTGCCCCGGCCGCGCCAACGCGCGCGAAGGCATCTCCCGATTGCGCGTTGTGGTTGCCTGCCAAGAGCGTGCCGACGATCCGTGTCAGAAGCGTGGTCACCCCCGCCGTGTCGCCCCCCGCGTAGGTCGAGCGCGACGAGATGAGCGCGTCGAGATTCGTCACGATCAGCTTGCCGATCGAGCCGACTGTCGTGAGGGCTGAGGTGAGCGCATCCCAGATGGCCTGCACTCCACCCGCCGAGAGCGAGAAGCCGGTTTTGTCGTTGACGTCCACCTTGCCCGTGGTGATGGTGAGCGCCGAGGCGATCCGCGAGAGAAGCGTCGTCGTGCCGGCTGTGTCCGTCCCGGCGTAGGTCGAGCGGGTCGACACCGCCGCGTCGAGCTGTCCGCCCAGATCACGCGCCGTTTGCGCTGTGCCGGCCACCTTGCTGATGTCGAGCCTGCCGTTCGCGTCGATGACCATCAGGCCGAAGTTGGTGGGATTCGGGCTAGGGTCCCAGACCTCGAACAGGAAGCCGCCAAAGGCGTTGTTTGTCGTCGTGTCGTTGGGCCCGCCGTATTTGATCGCGCCACCCGCGCTGGCCACGATTTCAACGCCGTAGGCCGCATCGAAGTTGGCCGCGCCCGGGGTGAGGCCGCTCACGGTAAAGTCGGCCTCGAGCAACACCTGCGTAGTGGCAATAGCCGTGCCGAGCAGCTGCGGAAGCGTCGGGGCGCGAGCCACAACGGTTGCGCCTTTCAGCACGCCAAACAGGTGTTGCCCGTTGGTCGTCGAGCCATGGTGCGCCCCGCGCATCCGGAAGCGCAACCGGCCATGCGATGGGACAGTGACCGCCACGCGCAAGTTGGTTGTGTCGAGCGCGGTCATGGCCAGAAGGCTGGTCGTGGCCTTCGAGACCGCTACGGCCGGGTCGTACAGGACGGAACCGAGCAGGTTCATACATCACCCTCATACGTGACCCGCGTTGTCGTACCAGTCATGACGCCATCCTGATTGCGCTGAACGGTCTGCGTCTCCTTCACGATCCGCGGGACGTTGACCTGGGGCGCGGCCACCTTGACCGAGGGCGCTTCGACGTTGACAGTCGGCGCGGCGACGTTCACGATGGGCGCAGGTTGCTCAGGGACGCTCACGCTCACGCGAGGCGGCTTCTGCTCGGGGATCATGTTGCGGACACTCACGCGAGGCGCGGCCACCGTGACGTTGATCGTCGGCGGGGGAGGCGGGGGAGGCGGAGGCGGCTCACGCGGGGCAGGGATACCGCGCTCATAGAAGGCCTGAGGCGTTTCCTTCATCGCAAAGCGGAACACATCGCGCACATCGCTCTCACTCTCGGCCGCGTCGAGCGCACCGCCGATCGCGGCCATCTTGACCTCCGAGAGCACATCCGACTGGAACGGCACAGCGGCCGACTTGCCCGCGTCGAGCGCCTTGAGCGCCTTCCGCATCCACTTGTCGAGGTCCTCATTGGGCGACGTCCAGTCGAGAGCCTTGGCGCTCTTGGGTGGCGGCTGGCGATCCTTCGCGGGTGGGAAGCCTGGCTTACTGCCGATGGGCTGATCCTTAGCGACCGGCGCCGCGGGGTTGTTGGGGTCTGCGCCTGGCGCAGCGGCCGGGTCTTGTCCTGGCATGCCCGGGGGCAGAGCCGGGGGCGGCGGCGGCTCAGGCGGCTTGAGAAGCTTGAGCTTGGCCTTCATCGCGGCGCGGCGTTCCTCATCCTGTTCACCGTCGAGCACCACCTTGGCCGCGCCCTCCCACTCGAGGCCCTCGGCCATCAGCGCCTTCATCCTCACGCGCACGAAGGCCTCGGTGTCAAGCTCGATCCCGGCTGTGCTGGTTGCGATATCGAGCGGGTAGCCTGCGGTAGTGAAAGCGCCGAGTGAGGCGGCGAGCGCCGCGGCCTCGGCTCGCATGGCGGTCGATTCCTCAGGGGCGAACCAGAGTTCGTAACCGGCCGACTCGAAGTACTGCGCGTTGAGGGCTTCTTCGATGAGGGCCAGCTCGCTCAGGATCGTGAGTTCATAGAACGCCTGATTGTCCTGGCGAGCGGTGGCGAAGTTGGCCGCGCCTGAGAACAGCATCGAGTGAGGGACGCCGAGCGTCGTCGCAATCGCCTCCTTCGCTTGCTGGCTGAGTTCGGTCATGGCCAGGTCCTTCGCGGACTTCGACAGCTCGGTGATGTTGATCTTGCCTGCGCTGAACACTTCCGAGGTGAAGGCGTTGCGGATACCCGCGCCGACCTGTTGCCACCACTTCTTGAGGCGTCCCGATTCGTCCGGGCCCATGGGTAGCTCAGTCGAGAGAACCGATGTGCCTACCGCGCCGCGCTCGAAGAACATCGCCGCGTACTGGCCGATGTTCATGATGACGCCTGCATCCGTCAAGGCGGTGCGGACGAGCGGCTCGCATGGCCCCCACTCTTTAAAGGGATCGGGCGGCCAGACGTAGACCAGCTCATCGGCGGTGAGGTCGACCGAACGCCCATTCGCATACCGCTGGAAGTAGAACGGGGGATCGCCCTTCTGCTCACGCGCCTTGATCGAGCCAGAGGTGAGCCACTTGAGGGTCGCCTTCTTGCCCCCGCCATCTTTCAGCAGGTAGGCCGCGCCGCTCACGCAGATCGACGATTCGATGGCTTTGAGCAGACCGGAGAAGGATTCGCCCCAGGGCAGGGATTCCTCAGGGACAGGCTCATCCGAATCGGTGCGATACCAGTAGCGGGGAGTCGAGGCCACGGCGTTTGCGCGAAGCTCCACCGCGCGACGAAGCGAGCCTACTGCTTCCCAGATCTTCCGCTCGTCGTTCTTGGCCTTGTAGGGTGTCCACGCCCACTCGAAGCCAGGCGCATCCGGATCGAGCGGGACTGCCTTGATCCCGTCCCAAAGAAACGATGACTGTCGTTTGCGGCTCATACGAAGATGCTCCCGCCCGCTACTGCCTGCCAAGCCAGCGCGAGACTGATGATGTGGTCGTCATGCAGGCCGGGGGGTGCGCCTGTCTTGACGATGCCGGTCGAAGTGGTTTTGACCTCGTATGCGTCAAGCTCAACGAGCAAGCTCGGCATATTGGGGATGTGGATGTTGCCTGACTCGAAGGCGAGCGAGAGCGAATCGATGATCGACCGCTTGCTTTCATTCGTCGTGTTGAACGGGCGAACAGGGATGTTCATTCTGATCAGGGACTCAGCGAGTGGGCCACCCATCGAGTTGGATTCCGCCCACACCACGTAAGGCTTGAATTTGTCGTAAAGCGCCTTCACCCGCATCAACTGCGTGTGCCAGTCAATGTCGGTGAATCGGTCGATAGCCACCACCGAACGTAGCGTAGTATCCAACACAGTGATGACGGTGAAATCCGTTGTTCGTCCCCAGTCGACGCCGAACGAGTAAGCGTGGCCGCCGATCCCCTCGGGTTGCAAGAGCGAATCCGTGCAGTTGCGGTAGTTGCGGAACACGCCGCCGGTGTCATCGACGAACTCAGCATTCCACTCTTGGCGGAATGTCCGGTCACTCACGAAGGACCGCGCCTGGTCGTACGCGCGCTGGATCGAGGCGATGGGGTTGGCGTTGGATGGTGCCCGGAAGAACGCCACGCTCTTGTCGCCTGACTCAGCCCTCATCGCCTCGCGCCAGAACCAGTTGCGGCCCTTGGGCGTGCTGATGGCCATGAGGATTCCGTCACGATCCGCGAGCGTCGGCATGATCGCGTCGTAAATGGCGTTTTCAGCAACGCGGGCGGCCTCGTCGACGATCACCAGGTCGAAGCTGTCGGAACGCAGGGAGTCGCCCTCACGATCCGCGCTGAACACGGATATCCGCCCACCGGATGGGAACTCAGCCACGCGCTGGCCCCTCAGAATGGCGACGCCCCTTGTGCCGCTCAGTTGCTGTTCAACGAAGCGCCACAAGGGGCGTGAGTTTTTGTAGGTGGGGGCGACCCATGCGACGGTTCCCCCGAAGTCGGCGACCGTGAGGCCGTAGTCGCCACACATAAACGTCTTACCCCACCGCCTCCCCATCCCCACGATCTTGAATTTCGCTGGATGTTGGATGATAGCCAACTGATCTGGCCGCAAGGGCGGCAACCGCGGCGCTATGGTCAAAGACTTGGCGGCTCTCGACCTCGATGGGCCCGCCATTCGCACCGGTGACCTCAGAGCGTTGGTGTTCGACATAGCCGCGATCCTTGCCTCGGGTCTTGAGCTTAAAGCAGATGGCCCACGCCTCGCCATTCAGGATCGCTTGATAGAGCTTCGTCTCAGCGACGTCGAGCACTTCTCCCTCAGCGGTCTCGATGGCTTCGCGGACTCTCGGATCTTCCTCAGCCCGGCGATAGATCGTCGACGGGGCGCAGTTGATGGACTTGGCCGCGAGATAGACCATGCCCTTGGTCTTGTCGAGCGCGGCCAGCATCCGTCTGGTTGAGACTTGTTTGGCCATCTCTTTTTAGCTGTTGCATCC